AAACTATAACGTTTTACGTATAAGCAGCGGTCTTGGGGGTTTAAAATTTTAGTCAGTTATACTAGTAATGGCTGGTCGTGTTCAATTAGAAACATCTGGTACACAGGACGCTTTTTTTACAGACGACCCCGAGTATACATATTTCGTAAAGAATTTTCAAAAACATACAAACTTTGCACCATTCTTTGTTGATTTAGACGTTGAGGGTGAAGTAGAATTTGGGAACACTATTCGGTGTACCATACCACAAAACCAAGGTGATCTTCTTAAGACAGTGAGTATGAAAGTTGAGTTATCGGCTATAGATCAAAGTTTAACATCGGGGTATGATGGCTTTGGGTACGTCGAGTCTATAGGTCACGCCATGATTGAGTATGTAGAAATTCTCATAGGTGGTCAGGTTATTCAGCGTATACCAAGTGATTTTTTAGCTATATATTCAGATAATTATGTTACACAAACAAAACAACATAATTTAGCGAAACTTATTGGGAAACCACCTTTAGAATTTTCGGGTACACCTGTATCGAACAATGATATATTAGGATATCTTGGTTTTGCTACATCTAATCAGAAGTATTTTGTTGATATACCGTTCTATTTTTATAATAACGTCGAATTAGCTGTACCACTTTGTGCTATAACGGGTCAGGAAATTGAAATTATTATTAAATTAAGGGATGTAAAAGATTGTATATATGGTAGACATACATCAGACCAAGAATCTTATTATACGGGGTTATCACCAACTGGTCTCATAAAAAGTTTAAAATTAACAACAGAAATGATTTCTCTAGACGAAGAAGAAAAACAGATGTTATTAAGTAAAAAATTAGATTATATCATCACACAGGTACAAGAAAGTAAAGAAATTATACCTGTAAACACGACATCGGTATTTAAACATAAACTTGAATTCAAAAATCCAATAAAGGAACTTTTTTTCATTATTCAGCGTATAAGAAAAGTCGTTAATGGGTTTTTTATAAGTTCTTTTAATTATGATTCACCAAATCAGGTTATTAATAACCTATATACAAATTATGAAAATCTAAATAATCTTGAACTTACACTCGATGATTCTATAATTTTAGATAATGTTACTGGAAACGCTATAAACTTACGTGCGGTACAGAGTGGTATACACCATTCAAGAACGCAATTATTTAGAAGATACTATTCGTATAGTTTCGCACTTGAACCAGAACGATGGTATCCAACTGGGCAAAGAAATTTTAGTTTAATTAAAGAACAGTTTGTAAAACTTGATTTACATCCAGATAATGTTGCCGATAGAGAACTTAGAGTTTTAGGCCTAAGTTATAACATACTCCGTGTAGAAAACGGAATTGCTAAAACACTGTTTAATTTATAATGAATCAACAAGAAAAAGACGCAACCGAAAACTTAATTGAGCAGGTCCAGGACTCTGCTATTAACATTATTCAACCCGTACTCGAAAGAACGATGGTTCTCGCAGCTGAATACGCTAAGGCTTCTGGTAGAGATATGGTTGTCAGTAAAGATATGGAATATGCCATGAAATATTGTGCCATGAACGAAGTTGGTAAGAAAATGGGAACACATTTCCCAGAAATATATGAAGAAGATGAAGAAGACGAAGAAGACGACATTGAATTTGAAGATGAAGAAATTCCTTTTACGCGGTACACAGGACGCGAATATAAGTTTGTCAAAATGAATATGGCGTATGATACTTGGGATGCGTGGGAACCAAAAAATCCGTCAGAATTAATGTTAAAAAATGCTATAGATAGTAATGAACACATCGGAACCTGAAGGGTACGAAGGAACGTCTAAACATTTTAAATTATATGATGACGATGATAGTTCTGATACTGAAAGTGATTCCGATACAGAAACAGATTCGGGATCCGACTCGGGAATGGAACGCATAAATGTTGGTATGTTAAAAGGATACATGAAACCGAAACACTATAAAAAAATTTTAATAGAAGAAGATTTACTCCCCGATTAAAATCTCAGGATACTATATATAAAAATGTCTACTGCTGCTGAAACTGTTACGCTCGTCGCTCGTGAACTCGAGTCCCAATCCCTCAACGCCGTCGTTGCCGGCTTCTCCTTTGCCGCCGCCCTCTCGTGGATGGACTTGGTCAGGTGGACTGTTAACCAAGTTGTTAAGGTTAACAAGAACGGTGGTATGAACTACACTCTTACTGCATTGTTCACAACGCTCTTGTCCATCTTGGTCTACGTTGGTATGTCTCGTGTCTCTACACGTGTGCAAAAGCCAAATCAACCACTCTTCGCGGTTACTCGATAAGTTTAGGCTTACGCATAACCAATAATAAAAATAAACCGGTTGCGACTACCATAAATATAGATATAAACGCATCCCATCTACGCGGATCCTCCATTTCGGGGATACTCATAGGTGGTGGAAGAGAAAAGTCTCTTTCCACTTTAGCAACATTCTCAAGTTTGTCAGTAGAACACGTGACTGCGAGTTTAAGTATATGATTCGCTTCTCTAAACTCGTATGGTATTAACCGATTATTACTACTGTAATAAAACTGAACACGTAAACTTGATATCGTTTTTTGTGATCCCGAATCAAAATTGTGTTCAACTGTATCGTCAACACCCGAAAAGTTAATCACATCTCCACATAGAAGTATACGTCCTGTATAAAAGGGTGTTTCAGAAAATACAGTTTTGTTAAATTCATCTGAACCACTACTTAATTTAACAATAATTGCATCAGGACCTTGTAAATTAACACTACCAGTATAAAATTTATAAGGAGAAATGGATGTAGAGAATGCGTTAGAGGCACTTACACCTAATATATCATGTGGTGTTGTTTTGCCATTGACACCTGATTTATACCCATTTGTACCGTTATAGAAATCAAAACTAAATTGAGTTGCACCTTCAAACGTTATAGAATTTGTATCTTTATCATACGAAGATCCTGATAACCTACCACCCGAATTTATAACAACATTTGAAGCTAAATCTTCACCGTCATAGTTTCCGTTTGGTATTGTTATATCGTAGTTATTCGACATATTGTTTATTGTGAACGTATTGTTATGATCATTTATAAGTAACTGACTATTATGTATACGTGCTGATATAAGTGAAATTTTACTTACATCATAAATAGGGTTTTTTAGGTGTACAACATAATCAGCTACGTTTGGGTACAAAACTGGGTCTCGTTCACCACTGTCTATATCTAAGGTATGTACCTTCATTAAAATATATGAACAATATTTTAATGAGTGTATGTCTCAATTTCTATTTATTTAAGAAAGACTATGAACTAATGGGTTACTTGAAAGCTGTCTTCTCGCTGTATCCAAACTCATACTCGTAGCATTTGGATTTTCGTGTCCCTTATAAGCATTAAATTTATGGTAATCATTGTTTCTATATTGTTGTGTCCAAGCACCATTCGCGGCATTTACTCGACCATCAATTCTCGTTGTATCGGAACGAACACTCGTAACCATACCCCCTTGGTTAAGTGCATCGGCACGAACGTTCATTCGTCCTGGACCCGCAGCTCTATTTGGTTTACCACGTCTATCGTCTGGTCTGAAACCGTATTTTGTGAGTTCTTCTGCTGTGTATGCAGATCCATATGTTCTCTTTTCACCGATCTTAGTCGCTGGTGTATTTAAGTATCCACCAACAAAGCTACTAATGCCAGGGGCTGGTTGATTGTTGTATTGATACTGTCCGATAGAACCATCAGCTTTGTTTCGTGTTGGTTCTTGAGCACGTGTAAGTGCAGAAACCGTTCTCTTTGCCGATGCGAAATTTAATGTATCGGTTCTCGAACCCGTTTCGGATCTATTTGTTGTTTTCTTTGTGCGTTCGTGTTCTGCTCTTGGTGTTCGACCAGTCATACCCTGTGCCCTACCTGCAACCGGGGGGAGACGACCATACAAAAACGCAGTCTTTTCTGGTCTATTGTGCCCAACTTCACCGACAATACTACGTCTACCACCCTTAGAATCAAATGCTGGACCGGACCTACCAGGTAAAGTCGTTAAGCGATAGGCACCAACGTTCTCTGGATTAACACGAAACAATTGTTGATTACCTCCAAATGCAGGAACTTCTGGTCCAACACCTAAACCTGGTCCAACGAGTTGTTTTTCAATTGGCGAAAGATTATTCATTCGCCCTGCGTCGTACATGCGATTTCTCATAGACAAAACTTCACCCCCCGATGATCGTTGTTGTGGAGCAATTTCAGCGAATGACCCCATTTCTTGTTTTGAATTATATGATGGTTCTACTAGTGGTGATAAAGGTCCCAAATACTCAGATTGTATAGAGACATCTCTATCCGAAAATTCAGAAACGATTTCAGGTTCTTCAATTTCATTACCTTCTATTGTATATTTTTCGTCTGGTTGACTTAATTTTCTACCGGCATAAACTAAGCCGGCTATAGCCATTATAGATATAGGATCAGCCATTCTTATTTCTTAGCGAGATTTTTATTGAGGTATCTTTGCTGAAACAATCCATTTTGCATCTCAGCTCTGGTACTCGATGGTTCATAGGATTGTGTTCTAAGTGGTAATTTACACTCAACATTTTGGAGTGGGTGAAAGTTTCTTTCGTAAGTCTTTGCCAAAACTTTATTGAAACGAGATGTACTTTGTGGTCTGAGTTGATCGGATGTATCTATGTATTGTGCTGGGGAACCTTTACCCGCCATATATGGAGCAGTCCCATATAACATGGTATTTGGTCTACCCGACCCATAGTTAAGGGTACTGGGCTGAGGATATACAAAAACTTCTTCGGTCGCGCAAACGGATGGAACCGCGTGATCTTGAACCACTTTCATTCCTGGTTGGAGTTGATACGCCATTTATTATTACAAAAGATTTTGTTTATGGAAATCGAGTATCTACTACTTTATTATTAAATTGTTTAAAATTAAGGTCCTAAGCCCGAACCTCTATGCATACCACTTCTCTTATCGCCGTTTGGATCAAGTCCCGAAAACGCCTCGAGTTGAACCCCTCTCGCGTCTGGGTTACATAATGTTGGATCTTGACGGCACGTATTACCTCTTTTACCATGGATAAATTCGTAATGTTGTGAATTACCAATGGATGTGTCTGGCATACTTACAAACTGCCTCGATAATGCATTTCTTTGGTATTCGGGCATACTTGAACGCGAACGGGCTGGTCCATATGGCACGCTACCCGTAACAAAACGGTTTACTGAGGTTTTTACGGTTGGGTAATGACATGACTGTGGTCTGTCTGGTCTATCTGTATAATCCGACATGAGAACATTTCCCATGGGATTATCTCTTGTTGGCATCGAACATGTTTTATCTACATTTTTGTGTACGTTTGTTGGGCGTATAACACCATCCTTCACCATATTAGATTTTTCCATTATATAAAGAACACCGAGTGCAGTCGCACCCAAAACAAATATACGTGGATCACGTCTTATAAGATAAATTATACACGTCGCGTAAATAATAAAACGAGCTGATGCGTTAACACGGTCTGCTGAAGATTGTGCCTTTGACGGCCAAAATTCATGAACTTTTTCTACTCGAACCAATTGTTTTGGATCTTCAAACCAAGATGTCATTTATATATAGTGAGTTTATTTTTTCATCATACCACCCAACATACCCTGCATCGTTTTCATCAATGCAGCTTCGTCAAGTTGACTTCCATCTTCACCCATTTTATCTGCACACTGCTTTGCAACTGTCTCAATCATGGAAAGTGTGTCTTCTGGGATAGAACTAATAGTTGTACCGAGCATATATAGCGTCTGAACATATTGCCAAATCGCACTTTTTGTATTCTCGGAAGCAGTTCCCCAATGTTTTTCGAGGTTTACACCTTTCATGAAATCTAAATTCTTAGATTCTTCGATGAAAAATGATTCGTCTTTGGACGAAATCTTATCGGCATATGGGGTAACACCCTGCATAAACCCATCTACAACTAAACGTGGGTTTGAAGCTTTCATTAAATCGAAAGCCGATAAACACTTTTTTAAGCCTTTTTCTTCTGGAAATGTCTTGTGTAATTCCACAAGAAATTGACCCATCATATCATTGAATGCGGTCACGGAAGTCATATTATATTGTAAATACGTATATTATCTTTAAGTCAGAAAATTAAAATGGTTCCGTTGATATGGTCTCTTTCTTACCTAGTCCATTAATAACAATAAAAAATACTAAAATTGCGGTGAGTGCAGCTGGTTTTGTGTATGCACTTACGGGAAGCTTACCTTCGTTGTTGATCTTTGCTTTAAAGTGTATGTATCCTGCGGTTATAAAACCGGCGATTATTCCGGCCCATGCGGGGTCTCTTAAATAGTCTTCGAACTCCATTTAATAGTACCCAACTTTTTTTGCACGGGTCTCAGATGCGTCTGGAAATAAAACACCTTCATCGTCTTCTGGTTGTTGTTGTTGTTGTGGGTATGGTTGTTGTTTAGTATTAATAGTTTTAAATTCATTATCGAATGGTGACCTTTGTTCTGGTTGCATTACCTGTTCCATTGGTGGTTCCATTGATTGTTCCATTGGTGGTTCCATTGGTGGTTCCATTGATTGTTCCATTGGGGCTTCCATGGATTGTTCAGCGTCGAATGGTTCTTCTGACGTTTCCTCTTCATACCCATCAATAAGGTCGGGGTCTTCGGAGTCTCCAACTTCAGCTTCACCGAGGTCCAAATCCTGACCCTCTTGTGTTTGTGACATATACGTTTGTAAAATCTGTTGCACGGGTATAAGTTCTTTTACAGTTGTTTCAATACACACACAAAAACGTTCATATAATTTATCGTTTCTAGCGTGTTCGTTTTGCGTTTCGTGATAAATGTACGGGTCTCTGTATAAATCTTTGGCGGCGTTGTTATAACACGTTTGAATGAAAACTTCATTCGTTGGAAGTTTCAATGAAATTTTCTTATTATCTTTATTCAATCGAACTGCGGATAAAATTTTCACACAACTTACAAAAACTGCAGCTAATAGATCGTTAAACCATGCACATCTATTTGTTATATTATCCGTATGTTGTTTAGACATAGCATCACTCCAATTTGGAACCTCTTTCAAGAGTTTTTGATACATTACCAGAACCTTTCGACCTTTTGTGAGTTTATATGCTTCTTCATACATAGTTTCGTACGTTTCAATCATAACTGGGCACATGAGTAAACATAATTGACCTATATATTCACGTTTTGCCTCGACGAGTATATTTAAAGGGTCGCTCATATTTGTAGTATATTTACATATTTAAACTTTAAGTCTCACGCATTACTTATTTTCCCCTGTATTTATTTGCTGCTTTTTTAAGGTTTACGAGGGTGGGAAAATCTTCTATGTCTTCTGGATCTTCGCGTTGTTCATTTTTTCGTGATTTTTTTTTCGGTTTCCATGAAATACATAATTCGTATTCGCCTATAATCTGAACTGTAAATCCACCTATTTCAAATTGTCGTTTTATATACTGTAGCGCTTTTCCTCTGTTAAAATGGGGATATCCCATAACAAAAGAAGGTATTTGACAAAACAAATATTTATGCCCCAAATCGACTGACTGGCGTATCTTCTTTGAAATTTGTTCGTAAATTTTAGTATACGTTTCTTTTTTCAATTGGTTTCTCTTTTCAGCTATACGTGTTATTTCATCAATACTGATCATTATAATTATTTTAGAGTTTTATATACTATCTTTACCGTACATCGTTTGTGAATTGGGTATAACCTTATCTATTATTAATGTATTTTTAACTAGGTCGATTTCACTCTGTCTAACTTCTGTATAATCTTCAAATTCCTTACCTTTTATTGATTTTTGATAAATACTTGGATCTGAAGGAGGTTTAACGTCGATGGGTTGTGTTGTCATGTTTAATACAACAGCTTTTCCTTCAATGATTCGTAAATCGGATGTAACGGAAAATCCTAATGCAAACCCTTTATGTTTCACCGTCATAAACATACACCTGTATATTTCCTGATTACTCTTTTTATTTGTGTATTTTTTTACAGATAACGTTTCAATAATATACGTACAAAGACCAGTTTTTTTAGAAACTTCTTTGTTTGTTGCGAGAACCATCTCTTGCATGAGATCATTCGATACTTCAAGCTCTTCACCTGATTCTTCATAATCAGATAAATCTGTATTAGTACCTTTCAATAATACAGGTTTTACTGGTTTGGTGTGTCCAGAGAATCCGAATTGTTCTGTGAACATTTCCGTCCTGGACATAATCATTAGTACAGTAAGTATTAACAATATCAATACTATAGTATTCATTATTTAATATTAATAATTATTTTTATTTTATTTAAAATCTTTACACTTTTTCGTGATTAGTAAAAAAATAATTTATTTTTGAATTTCAACATCATTCTCAAGAAGATACTTTGTATAAAATAAAAAAAGTTTTTTTTGGGTAATCACCAAAACATGTAAAAGATTTTATTTATTTCCTCTATATTCTATATATATAAAAAATATATAAAATGTGTTTTTTTCATAGAAAAAAAGTAAAGTCTAATTTAAGATATGTCCCTTCTAATTTATAGTCCACAGTGTAACCATAGTTTGGATGTAATTGACTATATTAATAAACATTCACAGCTCAAGCAAATTGTCAAATATCATAACATTAATAAATTGGGTATACCGCCACAATATAAAAATAAAATTACACGTGTTCCAACAATGCTTACAAAAAACGGTAAGCTTTTAGTCGGTAATGAAATACGAAATTGGTTAGAATCACTTTTACCCGTACAGGAATTAGAGACGTGTAATTTTGGTGGTTGTTCAACAACAACTTTAGAAGGGGATGGAGAAGGTTCAGGAGACTTATTTGGTTTAGATGATTACGGTAGAACTTTACAACCTGCCATGACCCCAGAACTTGAAGCTAGAATAAACCAGAGTGTATCAGATGCATATAATAAGAATATAAAGAATTAAAACTCATATGTTTTAGATATGAAATTGGCAACAATTCAGGCGAGCGCCATAAAATCAACATTTGAAGTACTCAAGGATATACTCAACGACGTAAATATATACTTTAAACCAGATGGTATATACATCGTAACTCTCGACACAGCACGTACATCGTTAGTAGATATGTACCTCTCATCGGATAATTTCGAAGAATATACATGTGAAAACGATATAATTGCGGGTATAAATGTCGCGAATACATTTAAACTTCTTAAATCGATAACAAATAATGATGTTCTCGTGATAACTATAAATTGTAAAGAGTTTATGAATATAGAAATTCATAACGAATCAAAGAAAACATGTACCAAATTTGCTTTAAAATTACTCGATATAAATGAAAATCAAATTGAAGTACCAGATATGACCATGACCACTATTACACCAATGGCATCTATGGATTTTCAAAGAATATGTAGAGACATGCATAATATTGGTAATATTATAGAGATAACTAGGGAAGGCACACATCTCAAGCTACAATGTATGGGTGATTTTGCAAACCAGGAAACGAATATCGAATGTACGGAAGAAAGTCCCAAAATTTCAGGTGAATATTCCCTTCGATACATGAATATATTTACAAAAGCGACAAGTATGTGTTCTACGGTACAAATCATGCAGGAAGAACAGAATAGGTTTTTGATATTAAAATATAACGTTGCTAATTTGGGTGAGTTAAAATTTTACTTAGCAACTAAGGTACCTGAAGATCAGTAATATACCCGTCTACAGTACTTACAATTTTAGTTGTACCAATTACACTTTTTAATTTTATTCTTGGGAATTCATTTTCAAGTGTGTCTATGTCATAAAATAACATATCCTTTATTTTAACTTTTTCGTTATGGAAATCCTTACGTGGACCCGCGTATCGTCGAATCTTGTTTAAAATATCCTTAACTGGTTTATCATCCGAATCGAGCAAAACAGCTGAAACGATTGGCATGTTAAATACAACACCACTCTTACGTGGTGGTGGCCACTGGTGATCCATATCATACGTTAAATATTTGTACATCATGTTATTGTACCAATATTTAACACGAACCACAGTTTTCGTAACATTTTCAGGGATTGTCGTATCTTTATAATTTGAAAAGTTTAATGTTTTGAAAACACTTTCAGTCTCGTCATCCCATTCGTTACGCTCTTCGTACCAGAATTCGTCAAGTTCTTCTGGTAAAGGTGTTTTTGTATAATCTAAAAAATATTCCATGGATGAATCTGCAATTCGATAATCTGGGGTAGAAAATAGTGATTGTAATGTTGAGTACACCCAAAGGATAACGTTAGTTAAAAGATTACCGAGCATTCTATTTAATTAATATGGAAGGTAATTTTTTAAGTAGGTACAATAACAAAATTGAAACATGGGATAAGTCTATTCGAGAAGACCCTATCAATAAATCAAAATACGAATCTGAAATGTCTGAATATATAATTCAGTGTATGCCGTATCTAGAAATGTATACCGATGAACTTAAAAAAGAAGTAAGTACCGATAATGTTTTTAATTGTAAAGAAACATCGGGATTACAGAGAAAAGATATATTCAATGACTACCTTATAGACGTAGAAAAGGTGAGTAATATAGATAGACCCATACAAAAGAAACGTGAAGTATGCCCCGTGTGCCCAGAAAGTAATGTCTTTCATTTTACAGATACAAGTGACCTAGTGTGTGATAATTGCGGTATGATTTTAGCAACACTTATAAGTGAAGAATTGACATATAGAGAAGAACAAGAAACGTCGGAAAAAATAGTTAATTATTCGTATAAACGTGAAAATCATTTTAACGAATGGTTATCTCAGTTTCAGGCACAAGAAACGACAACTATACCACCCGAGGTAATAGAACAACTACGTAACGAACTCAAAAAAATAAAGGTAAAAGTTTTAGATGAAATTACACATGCACGTGTTCGCACCCTTCTAAAAAAATTGAAACTCAATAAATATTACGAGCACGTCCCGTACATAACAAATATTATAAGTGGAATAAAACCACCATCAATGCCCCAGGAACTTGAAGAAAGGTTACGTATAATGTTCAAGGATATACAAAAACCGTTCGATGATAATTGCCCCCCGGAAAGAAAAAACTTTTTGAGTTATTCGTACGTACTTTATAAATTTTGTGAACTTTTAAGTGAAGATAAATATCTTAAATATTTCCCACTTTTGAAATCAAAGGAAAAGTTGTATCAACAGGATGTTATATGGAAAAAGATATGTGAGGTTCTTAGTTGGGAATATATACCAACGATTTAAAATCTAAATATATACTAAATGAACTTCCCAGTGCGTAATAACAAATCTAAAAAGTTACAAAAGGAAACGAACAACAAGTTCCCAAATTCCCCAAAACCAAAATCCAAAACCAAATCGAAGGCGAGAAAGAATCCATTACGCCAAGGTGTTGTATATAATAGTTTAAGTGATCTACTCAAAAATTTTGCGGTAAAAAAAAGAAATACACCCGAACTTTTTAAAAATACTAAAAACAGGGTTAAAAAATAAAGAATCACTACAAGTAATGAACAACGATCCATATTATAATTTCTGTTTAGAAGAAATCAGGTTCTACACAGAAAAGATAAACGAAATTATAAAAGAAGGGCTTAAAGACCCTAAAAAGTATTACGAAGAATCCAAAAGTGAATGGAAAAAGATCTACCAAATGATTCCAGTTATGTACATGATGAATCAGATCGAAGATCGAGAGTTACATACCTAACCTCTAAATCGGTGTTAAGTGATGTAGGAAAATTAATAAGGTACCCTTCCGTGAAGCCCGTCAAGCGTAGATAGTTTTGTGCTTGTGTGACCATGACATCATTCATGGTTTTAACTGATTTCAGTTCGACCACGGTTTTGTTATTTAAAATTAAATCGGCGCGAAGATTCCCTATTGTGTGCCCTTCAAACACAATAGGAACTATTCTCTCCGTTTCGTAATGTATCCCATTTTTCCGTAAGACAACTTCCATCGCATTGTGATACACACGCTCACTATAACCGGGGCCAAGTACTTTATATACGTGTTGTGCATATTGTTGTATCATTTATTTAAGTATTACTTATATTTTTAAGTAAATGCTTCGTACATATTGAGGTAAGTTGCAAAGCTTGTCCATAAAGCTAATGGAATCATGGCATTTCTAGATTTTTTAGGTAAAATTCTTACTAAGTGCCACGACAGCAATGCAGTTGATAAAAGTATAAAAGATGCAGATTTTTTATTTTTTTTACATGAATAAATATATAACCATAAACAACACAAGGCTGTTATAATTGAAAATAAATAATCTTTTTTACTAGAAGACCATGCGAAACCCGTTGTAAAGTAAAGTATAGGCCATACGACACCAAAAACCCACCCAGGTGGTCTAAAAGGTACGTTTGTTCCTGAACTAACTAAAGATCCACATTGTTTTGTGATTAATAAATTTGATAATATTATAAAAAATGCAGGTGTGTATAGTCTAAAATTATACATATTTATATTAGAGTAACATTTTATTCTGTAATCGTGTATAAACCTTGTTCCTTTTCATCTTGAAAATCTCTTATAAGTCCACTATATTGTTTATTATATCTTATAAGAGATTCAGACATTTTCATCATAATTTTACCCATTTTATCGAAATGTCCAATTTCCATTGATACGGAAATATGTTCTTGGTATTTTCTAGAAATATCTTCAATCATATCCATGAATTCATTTGAAAAGTGTATACCTTCCTGTATATACTTTTTTACGTCTTCACCCATTTTTTTATATTATTATACTATTATTTTTAAATGACGTATAATATAAATGTGGATGCTCTTGTGTCGACCCATCACAATACCAGTAACTAAAGTTTCAGATCAAACCATGATCAGTACCGATAAATGTCGAATAGTAACGGTATCTCCTACAGATAATGAAAGTAGATACGTCATTGATATAGTCGATGACGCACCCGAAATTCTTATAAAACCGGATAAGGAATAAATGTAAGTATATATAAATGCCGTCAACACCTTTCGTTAATAGTAGTATACGGTCAACTATACCTAACCCGTGTGAAGGTATTCAACAAATACTTATCAAGGTAATATACGAAAACGATCGTGGGCAGGGTCCTGTTCAAAGTATAGAAGCGTACGCGTCCCCTATATTTTCGTTTAATTATAATGCATCGTACCTTAACCGTAACGATACGTTACCAACGCCCGAGGATGGTACTATCAGACCAATATCCATGTTTAATTACAATAAGGGATTGTGGAGTGATACTCAAAATGTACTCGTCATTAAAGATTATATTTTTAGACACGACTCTGTCTGCTCACCCACCACTTATTACACACGGTTACGGGATTTCCTAACACACATTCGCGAAATATACAATTACGACGGAGCGATTACGGGAACGGATTGGTTATGTCGACCACCGTTATTACCAGAACCTACGTACGATAGAGATGTAACATTACGAAATGTTTCAAGAATTGTTATGGAACTTATAGATAAAAACTCGGAAAATTTACCCGAAGGTGATTATTTGAAAATATGTGATGAACTTAAAAGGATACGTGATTTATAGACTAGTGTGGTATGTCGGCTCTGAATAGTCTTAAGAAATATCTAAAAAGTAAGGGACAAGAAATAAACGATGAATGGTATGTCAAAATAGAAACTCGAAAATCGGGTAAATCCATGGGTATGACCGATAACTATTACTTTTCACCGGAAGGTAAGCGATTTCGATCCATGATTGAGGTATATAGATTTCTAACGACGGGTGATAAATTTGAGCGCGATGAAAAAACAAAATGTTTGAAAATTAATAAAGAAAATAACGATGAAATAATGGATGATTTATGTGAACTTGTATCGGATATGTACATAAATGATAACATTAAAAATCTACACGATACAAATTCGGGTATGTTTCGAAAATTGAAAAAGGATTCGATTAACTTTATAGATTGTAAATTACAAAAAACAAGAATTCAAAATATGAGCGAGAAATACAGTATTACAATTCCAAGGGATACACCGGAAGAGAATATAATACACTATTCGAAAGCGAATGCCGCCAATTTAGTAAAAAACTTTTTTAGAAGTGCGCCCTCGTGTTTGGGGTGTGGTGCTAAGAAAAATGAATTACAAAGTGGAGGTAAAAAATGTATTTTAACACATGCACATACTATCAAATCTCGACCCGAAATTTTAAAAATGGCCGTCTCGGAATCACGAACTGAAGAAGGATATCAAACACATATGATTCTTAGAAAATTTATAGAATTACATAAACAATACCCCGTGGCAACACTGTGTTGGGAGTGTCATCATATTCTTGGTTAAAGATTAAATAAGTAAACTTTATAAACTATAATGACTACCTACGACCAAAAACCATGTGAATTCAAATACAAAATCGATTCGTGTTCGAAAGTCGTTGACGGTGATACCGTTGACGTTCTTATCGATTTGGGTTTCGATGTACTCATCCGCCAACGTGTACGATTGCTCGGCATCGATACCGAAGAATCGCGAACGCGTGATTTGACCGAAAAGATTTATGGGAAACATGCGAAGAAGAAGATCTTGAACTGGGTGACGAAAGCGGTTGAATCCGATAAGGACGATTGTGAAATTGAATTGCGGTGCCAAGAACGCGACTCGGTAGGTAAATACGGACGCGCACTCGGTGAATTGTGGGTATTTGAAGATGGTATCTGGACGAACGTGAATAAATGGATGTGTGATAACGGGTATGCGGTCCCTTACGTCGGACAAAATAAGGATGATGTTAAGGAACAACACATGGTGAATAGACGCATGTTAGCGGATAGAGGTGAACTCGTCATTGATGAAACTGGAGCGTTTTTGACGTCTTCGAGTAAAACTAATTAATTATATAAAGTATACTATATGGAAAAGTACCTGAGACGCATTTTAAATATAATTGATGATAATAAACATAAAATACGGGATGGTGATTATATCGAGATGTGCAATAATTTACATAAAATAAGAAAAATTAATGCGCGTGAACGGAGTGAAAAGTGTTTTCGTACGATTATTAAATTAGTGAAATGTACCATCATTACAAAAATTGGTTTAAAAATACTATTCAATAAAAGCAGAGGAGATGACGACGAATGAATATTATAACGTCGTTATAAACCCGGATGATATACCCGTGATAGGTATAGATAATACGGCTGAAAGACCTCCACCATTACCACTACCAGAACCCGAACCGGAACAAATTCATAGGAGAAATATAGATATAAGAAGTGTTCAAATACGTAGTGTGTATAAATGTATACACTTTATTATGCTTTTTACGACAAT